TCAAAGCCACGAACTCTAGCTGTACCTACTGCGCTTCCTTCTATATTTGTATCTGCGCCACCAGCTGAGCCTGTAGCTTGACCTTCGTCGCGCAGAGTTACCAAATCAAATTCTTGGGAACTAAATGTACCGAATACGTTTTGGCATATAACATGGTTGCCTATAGATTGCCCAACAGTAACTGCTTGCCTTATATCTGTGTCAGTAGCTTTATCAATTGCTTTTTTATCAGCTTTTACTAATTCAGTTCTGTATCCCCTGACGTAGCCAGTAGAAGGTTCTGTTTGAATAACCAGTAAACTATTATCGCCAGCAGTATCAGAACCAGTTGCCCCATAAACACCCTGATTAACATCACTTCGTAAATGCTCATGAACCGAAACATTAAAAGGGTCTAGAGCATAATTTCCTGATTCCTCATATGTTCTTAGTGCTAATTCATCTTCAAGGTCACCATAACTTGTTTCATATCTTCTGGTTATGATTCCGTCTTGGACATCAGCAACAACAAAGAAGTCTTCAGTATTTGCGGAATTTATATCTCTGGTCGCGATTTTAGTTTCAATTTTTAAACGAGAAGCTCCAGGAGCAGTGAAGTTTGTTGCCCCTGTAGCATTATCGAGTAGTGAAGAATCTTGGTTAGAATCAATAATACTCTCTACGGTTTCAAACCCAATTTTCACCGTTGGTTCTGTGGTATATTTGCTAACCACGCCAACTTGTTCTCGAGACCTTATGAAGTTACCCTTGTGATAAACAACGCCCTCAGAACAAGATACGCCTAAACCAATACCAGTAGAATTAGATGGTATAGACTTAGCTGTAACAAGAACAGCGCTATCACTATTTCTTGTAATTGTTAGCGTTTCGTCATTAGCAAATGTTTTCGTTTCTTGGTCAGTACCTGAGTTTGTATATGAAACAAAAATCGTAAGGAAGTCTGGGTCTGCGGATTCAGAACCCTCAACAGCATAAAGCAGTCTAGCTGTAACGCCAGTCGTTGCCCCTGTTACTGTTGCGTTTTCTATTTCAGCATTAGCGTCAAAGAAACTTCCCAAAAGTATTGGGTTCAGATTGGTTGGGTTTCTATCTTTTAATTTTACAAACGACCACTTCTCTGGATCTACAGCGCATCCATTAATGATAGTTCCGTTGTGGAGGAACTCGTCACCAAACCTCTCTATCTGATTCTGCAGAATAGACTGGATTTGAGTAAGCTCTCTAGCTTGAACAGCATATCCAGGTCTAAAGAGAATACGATGAAAGTTTTTTTCTTCGCTATAATCATCAAAGTAAGGACTTTGGTTCAAGTTGGTTTCTAATGACGCCATTTATAATACCTTTAAAAATCTAGTATGACTTTAATATCTTCTAATTGATCGGGGTCTTTTGTTACTTTTTCTATATTCTCAACATAGAGAACGTTTCCGGAAAACGTATTAGCTTCTGGATACACATAATCTTCAATGACAGCTACCTTTTCTTCACTACCTTTCTTCAAAATAGTATCATCTTTGGCGAACGCTATTCTGTCACTATTGCTTTGTACACTATTTAGGTAAATTGTATAGAAAGATGTGTCGTCTTTTATTTCATCATCTCGAATATAAATTATTTGAGCATTAGCGCCCTGTAGCGCATTTCTCATAGCATTATCTTCTCGGTCTTGCGGCACCAATTCGGTAACAAACTCTAGAGTACCCAACTCCGCAGCCAATCTCATTCGTTCGTTGGTGATTATGTCATCAGCATATAATGGGTTAGTCGGAAAGTCTCCATCCATATTTTCATATGAAATTGTCGCACGATGAGAGAATCGTAAAGTGCTTGGGCTATTTGAAGTATTTGCAACTGATTCAACCGCCACTGGTTCATTATTTGAGTTGACCTTTAGAATTGGATCCTGGAGTATTGAAATCGTTCTGAACTCAGTATTCGCTGGGATATATCCTCTACCTGTTGAAGAGACCCCTTCGCTGCCTTGGAACTTAACATTAAGCATGAGTTTGTCGCCACCGAGTTCTGAGATAGAATCAGCACCGTGGCCACCTTTAGGCGAGATTATCGCATTGGCAGTTGCGCCAGTTCCTTGTCCGCCAGAAATATAAGATTTAGCTCTAGTATAATGCGAACCGACACTTATTACACTGACATTAGCAACAGTTCCAGTCCCAGTATGGACTTTAACATATGCTTTGGCGCCAGAGCCGTCTCCAATAACAGTAACTGTTGGTGAGATTATAGCAGTAGACGTTTGGTCTGGGGTTGTGGTAAATGCGCTATTAACTGTTACTGTTTTTGTTTCACCAACATAATCCGTAATTCTTCTAAGTTGACCTGAACCTGTTCCCGACTTTATGTAAATGCTCGAACCGCTATAGAAATCATCATTAGTTGATAATGACCCATACAACCCCGAACCTAAACCAGAGAACCTTAGCGTAGTATCTGTAGCAGCCTCTACATCAACGTTGTCTATTTGATAATACCCAGAACCAATAACACCTGTTTCTACGATTTCAATAGAACCATTAACAGCTCCATTCTGAACTGCTGCTTGCCTAGTTTGCTCCGGAGTGCTATCTGGATTGGTTAGAGTTTTGACTGGAATATGACTCGTCGTCATAAACTTCTCAGCATCGCCCAAAGAAATACTATACATATATTTCCAAGTATATCCATCGGAGAGGGTTATAGAAGAAGATGTAAACCCTGTCGGCTTAACTATAGAAGCTATTCCTTTGTTATTGTACAAACACTTATATACATTATACTCATCAGTCATCACATAGAAATCAGTATCATATAAATTTCTAACAGTATCTTTATACATTGGATATACGCTGCCAGAAACCCAGTCAACTCTTCGGGCAACATGAGAAACGTCACCAGAAGATATTTTCTTACCGCCAATAAAGTTTCGGTAAGGATATAATTCTGAATCCTGTCTAGATGGATGTATAGTATTTTGAGTAGGCTCGTTTTGCCACTGATTGCTATGCCCCAATACAGCATATAATATTGTTGATTGCTTTTCTGATGTTGTGTCTACCTTCTGGATTTTCTCTATGAAAGCCTTAGCAGATGCTATTGATAATTCTTTAGTTGCGTATCTGTACGTTGCCATTAGGTTATTTCACCTGTCCTATAATAGATTTTAGCATTACTAATTGCATTGCCATTCCATGCAATCTTAGCAGTTGCGGTTGTGTCATTTGTTACACTATTTAGTGGAATATTTATGTAGTTATTTTCAGAAACTTCTACAATCATAGAATTAGCGGTGCCGAAGTGAGAATCAAATGTAGTATCAGTTCCAGTTATACTAGAACTATCTTGGGGAATTGAAATGGTACCAGCAGACTTAATCATCGTAGTATTCTTTCTTGAAGTTGATATATCAATATTAACATTTGAATGTAGCTGGTACTTACCGAACAACGATTGCCCAGCAGGGTGTACCAATTTTAAAGCAATATCTCTGTACCTTTCAACAGCTAATGGGGCAATAACTTGGTATGAATATTCTTGATAATATTTACTATCTTGGATATATCCCCTCTTAGTCGACACATGGCTTCTGGAAGTAGCATAGTATCCTTGAGAGTTAGCGACGCCAAGTAACGACAAGTCAACGACAGCTTGCGTTGAATTGGTTCTTCCTGAATCTTTGACACGAACTCGCTCGCCCTGAGTATATGAGAACCCTGCATCTATAACCCTAAACCCTGTCGCAGTACCATCAGCACCTACCCTCGCATCAACAACAGCATTTTTACCCAATACTCCCTCGTCCACAATCTTAACTATCTTAACAGTTTCAGATGAATCGGCTGTTCTAGAATCAAGAGTTCCTGGAATATATTCGCTTCCATAATGCTCTAATGTTGCAGTTGCATTATTGGCATAGTAGATATTTCCCGGATCTCTTTGTAGGAACTGCTGCCAACACCTAACAACAGTATGCCACTTTCCATCTGATTGCTGTACAGAATCAGCAACGTGCTTCAAGTCGCCACTAGCTGAACCTTGCAACAACTTATCGTTTGAATCTGTAGTAGCTGTTAAGTCGGAATCAGTCTCTAAGGTCACATATTGCTCACCGATACCCAACGTTGATATATTTGGTTCTATTAATTTAACATCAGGAGCTACACTAAATCCTGAACCACCAACCCTATTAGAAAGGTTCTCGATTGTACCGAAAGTAGTTTCTTTAAAAATAATACAGTCGCCGATAGCCATATGTATATTTTCAACATTTGTATTTGAAGTATATGCAGCGGTTGCTACATTAGCGATGACTGTAGAACTACCCACCACTTTTATTCCATCTTCTTCTCTAAATGGAACAATCGGTCCAATATCGAACTGATCAGTTAGTTGAGATGTACTGTTAGCTGAGATCATAACAGAATATAGATCACGAACTTCAGCAGTTCCCTCTGGGTCGTGCGTATATGCGTCAGTGGCTTGTGAGATAATTTTCTTAACAACGCCAAAACTATAGTTCCCAGCTTCATTAGAATTTACCGATACAAACTCATCACCCTCGCTAATAACAACACCATCAGCAACACCGATATCCAAAATATGACGACCAACAGCATTAGAACTGAATGATGTTACAGTACCGATAGATTCGTCACTATCGCTGAACCCAAGGTGGATCGTATCATTTGTATCAAAATTCTTATAGGTGTCTACTTTCAATACGGTGGCACCGTCAGTACCAACCAGAATACTAGTAACGTGTCCGTTGGCGCCAGTGGATGATCCATACAAACTTGAATTTAATGGTACCAATTTGGTATTGGCAATAACAATAACAGCATTTGCGTTAGTGAAAAAATCCTGATTTGTTTCTATTTCATTTTGTTCTTGGAATCCATAATTGGGTGAACTCAATAAAGTATTTGCAAAGGTGTTCATTAAGCCAGTATTAGCATCTCTAAACACTGTTTCTGGATAATTTACATTAGGCGCTTCCTCGCCAAATATTGTTGGTTTGCCGATAAGGTCTGTGTTCATGTAGATAGCAAACCTATCACCAATATCAGGTAGATCTACAGTGAAGCTGGCAGGGGTTTGTCCATCACCACCTGTTATCGATACTTGAGTTTCGCCTTGATCTGGTCCATTTGCTGAACTTGTATACCCCGAACCGCCATCTTTCAAATCAAATGTTATCGCACCACCTAGATCAACCGTGCCAGTTACAACAACTTTACCAAGATCCCCTGCCTTATCAGAAATTATTTCTACTACATCGCCTTGCTGATATTCGCCACCCGCATTGATAATTTCTAAAGATGTTATGCCAACTTCAACCTTTGGGGAATATGTATTCGCAGTCAGTTCTTCGCCAGTTAATTTAATCGGTTCGTTTTGTTCAAATTTACCAACAACATTAGAAACCATAATCTGCATAACATCACGGCTACGAACAACTCGACCAACAACATCTTCAACAAGCGCCCGTGCTCCAGAAAATCTACCCTGTATAGTTCTGCCGATCAATTCATACGCACGAGTATCATAATTTGTCACAAGGTATCTGTCTAATCTCCAGTCACCATCAGACAACTTTAGCATCTGCTCAGAAGGGTAATTTATATCAATGTCTTCATTATAAATTGCTCTAAATAATAATCTATAAGAAGCTTCCGTTCCTCTTGCTATATTGAAGTTCTTAACATACTTAGCCATCACTCGCTTATCACCAAGAACATCATGAGGAACTGATGGTAAAAGAGTATCTTGGAAATAATCAAGATACTCATCAAGAGTTGTGTTTATGTCTTTATAGTCTTCAAGGTTTTGTATGGCGTCTGTGAGTTTTCCGTTTTGTTCTAGGTACTCATAATATGCCTCGATAAACGTAAGGAAATTCTGACCCTCTTCTTTATAGAAGTCAGGGAATTGGTTCTTTACGAGGCTTGATAGTTTTGCCTTTATCATTAGGTTTGCTCACCAATTACATTAACGATTGCGTCTGTAGGTTCCATCAATAAAACTTGCTCCCTAACTGGGGTGACATCCAAGTTCTCAGGAGTAACCGTTATCTTCAGTTCTAAGTCAGCATATGCAGTAAGAGCAAAGTTGGGTAAGAAGATTCGACCACTAGTATAGTCTATCGTGCCAGCTGAGGAATCAATAACAACAATCTTATTATCATCAGTGTATCTGAATATCCTCACGACTCCCAACCCATCATCGTCAAGATTAGATACAAATCCGCTGTACGTGAACTGTGAAGATGATAGTGTAGATCTTCTTATTGGATTATTAAATAGAACTTCGACGGAAGTGACCGATTCCGTGTCTGGAGTTATTCTTTTTTGCATCTTTATCTTAGCATCATTATTTAGAATGTACCCACCAGCAGCGTTATCTAGAGTTCGTACAAATCTAGAGTATCTAAATTTATTACCAAACCTCTGAAGATTGCTTTCTGCATAAGATTCAATTTGAGATCTTATGTCAGCTTCTACTGCAGATTGTGTTAGTGATGATTTAGTTAGATCATAATATGTATCAACTCTTGGGATTAAGTATGTATAATCACCATTAATAATAACTGGGTCCACAGCAAGAGGAGTTCTATCAGAGATGGACAATCTTAACGCAGATTTACGATTAGTAGTCAAGAACTTCTCATTAAATGGTTTGGCGGCAATTAAGACCTTTCCGTTTTGTGGTGGGCTTGCTTGTTCCCCGCCAAAGGCAACTACAGATTGCAAGTCAGCATTCTCGCTCAACAATATTCTTTCGTAATCCCCAGCAACTACCGCTCTATTCTGAGTCTGATAATTTCTTGGGGCTGAGAATTTTATTGAACTTACATCTTCTTGACCTCTGCCACCATTAGCTTTAGAAACAACCGATGTTATTGTTGCGCTATCATAATAAATGCCAATGTTTATTGAGTCTACGCTAAATGAAGAAGCTCCATTAGTTGCGTCTGCATTATTGACAAGATATTCAACAGTAACAATATTACCAGCCTTAATAGCCTTGCCTAAAGAACCTGACCCAAATATAATTTCATATTTCTTATCTGCAGATTCCTCGATAAAATATATAGCAGATGTTGAAAATACCTGATTTATATTAGATGCCAACTTGAACTCAGTAGTAGTGTCATCAGATGCTGATTCTTGAACCTTTACCGTGATGCTACTGGTGTCCACTCCAGCGTTTGGTATAATGTACCGAACAGGGTTAGATGCGCTTGCGGTCCAGCTATGAGAAAGTGGCTCGCCTTCCTTAATTGATATTGTTTTACTGAATGCGCCCGATATATCGGCATCAACTTTTTCAGCTTTAGGAGTCACGAAAGTGTAAGTCACATCATCAACGGTAGAAGTGAACTTTGAGTTCTTGGGAATAATTAACTGAGCTATCCCAGCAGGAACGCCTGAGAATTTGACATTAACTTCAGCAGTAGCACCAATAGATGAAACTGGAGTATATCCCAGCTCTTTCGCCCTTGACACAACAGAATCTCTTTGTTGAGCTGTATCCAAAAACATCTCATTAGCAACCATATTCAAATAGTATGCATTATAGTGAGTATTATATGACAATACGTCTAACAGAGTTGACATCACAGAACCTTCGAAGTCATAATCCTTCAACGATGTTTGTGATGACAAATATGTTTTTAGGTTTGACCTTATATCGTCAAAATCTAGTTCTGAAACTTGTAAGTATGTATTTGCTGACATTTACCTAACTCTTTCTAAGATTACATCCAGAACCACTGGGTTCGGATCGTTTATTATCATGAACGCTACTGAAACTATAAGTGCGTGCATATCTTGTTTTTCTTCAACCAAAACACTTACGATATCAGCTCTTGGTTCATGGTTCGCTACAGTTTCCCTAATAGCACTTTCCATCTGTTGCTTTACGGCTGGAGTAAATAATTCAAATAAATAGTAGCGGATACCGCAGCCAATGTTTGGTTTGAAGGGTCTGTCGTAATAATCTGTAAGTATGAGTGACTTAACCGACTGCTTTACAGCATCACGGTTTACCTTTCGCGAAACATTTCCAGTGATCGGATGAGCAAAGAACCCCAGATCGACGTCACTGTATATTTCTTTCTTTTTTGTTTTCGCACCAGTTGTGGCCATTTATACCCTACTTTGAATTCTTAGATTCTTGAATTTCTTTTCTTCGATCTTTACAGTGCTTGCTTATTTCGGCTAGAGCCTTTCTCGCCCTAGTGCCAGCTGACTTATTGCCTGCGGCAAACTTTTCATTTTCTTGAACATACGTTTCAAATAAATTAACTAAACTATCGTGAGACATAAAATAATCCTTGACTTTTCCAATCAATCAGGTATAATAAGTATTGTACCGCTTTAAGTATTCCTAGTTTCTATTTATAACGACTACAGCGATTGTATCATAATAATATCATCTTCATTCACAGGTTCTGTAAAATCAACACTACTTCCATCAGTAGCAGTAAAATCAACATTAGCCATTAACCTAACCCCATTCATAAACACCACAATCTTTCCTGGGGGATATCTCATAGTAGTTCCAAA